AAGCATACTGAGATACTTAATACACTTCAAAACATTTCTAAAAAAGGTAAGTTTCAACTTGAAGAAGGTGAGCTTACAGGACACAAACATTATCAAGGTAGAATTTCTACAAAAAAAAAATATAGGCTAGCCGAAATTATAAAACTGAACATATTTAACAAAAAAATACACTGGTCTCCGACCTCTAATACAAATAAAAACAATTATGATTACGTTACAAAAGATTATACACGAATTGATGGCCCTTGGGATCTATCGGCAAAGCAAGAATACATCCCGCGCCAATACAGAAATATCACACTACACTCTTGGCAACAAGAAGTGGTCGACAAATCTAAAATTTTTGATGATAGAACAATTAATATAATATATGATACACAAGGTAACATCGGTAAGAGTACCCTGGCATCTGTTTGCGACTTGACCGGTCAGTCATTGGATTTACCTCCAGTAAATGATGCTAAGGACCTGTTGGCCCTTGCGTGTGATATATGTGAAGCAAAAGATTTACGAGCTCCTAACCCCGTATTCGTGGACATGCCACGCGCGGTTAGAAAAGATAAATTATTTGGAATCTACAGTGCAATCGAACAAATTAAAAAAGGTAAATTATACGATCTTCGTTATAAATATAAAGAATATTGGATAGACTCTCCATCTATTTGGGTATTCACAAATGAATTTCCAAACATTGAATTACTATCAAAAGATCGGTGGAAAATATGGGTTATTGAAAATAATGAACTTAAGCTTCACTCATGAGGCTACATCGCGCGGCTGCGCCGCCGTAATTACAACTGGACTGCGTCGGTCTAAAGATCCTCCTTCCTAAGTCCGTTGCTTACTACTTAGGGAATTTTGGGCGCTCCGCTGTAACACTACCAAAATTCTGATCCATATATATATTAAACTTTAACTTCTTGGAACAATTGGAACAAATCGTTTTGAGATTTATTCTTATAAAAACTTTTTAGAAAATAAATGAATTTATATATATAATTATATATCTTTATAATAACTTCTACAGTTGCCCCGTATCTTGATACAGGCAGACGTATCACCATTGGTTGTTAATTTACCTGGAACAACTGATCCAGGAACTCTGTAAGCATAGAAAGGAACTTTTCTAAATGCTCCCATATACATATTATACTTAGTATTAATACTTGCTGATTCAGCAGTGCGTGCTGGCTGTGAAAGCTGAACTAAACTATGTGATTTAGTATTCCAATTATAATTTAAATTAAGTGTAGGAAATCTATTTGTAGTATTTAAGTGATTATCATGATTGTGAACAATTTTAGGTCTTAATAACATTCGTTTCTTAACAAAACTTTGAATCATACCTGCGGTGCCAAAGTCCAGAGTATCCTTGAACTGGCACTCGAGCGCCTCTTTCACATGTGATTCAAGATTAATGTAATAATTATGACCATCTACTTCATAAGCACGGGTGGATGAAATAGTACCTGATTTTTGTAAACCTACAGGAACAAGACACCAACCAACAACTCTTTGTAACTCTATAACAGAATCAACTCCAGCTTGATTCTGTGTAGTTCCTAATTTAGAACAATCAATCTGTGATTTACACAGTGTATTTAATAGATTTAATTTATATCCCCTTGCAACATTTTTAGTTGCTGTGTCCGGTGCGTGACCAACCGTCGGAAGTGATAGCCACTCAGACATGGATTTAATAATTTCAACATGCCAGTCATTATTTAGTAATGTTAGATCATCTTGAGCTATAGTATTCTTATAAGTCTCAGCATGGGGGACAGAAGGTCCCGGTGGTCTATACTTGCGTTTGCGAAATTTTCTTTGAATTTTTCGGGCGGCGGCATTGCGTTTGTTGAATTTCTTTTTGTAAGGCATTTTTATACTATTAGAAATATTTTAATTTTGGAGAATCTAAACGCGGAACTAACAACATTTCCTGTCTCGGCAGCAGATATCGGCCTAAAGGCCTTTAGAAGTAGAATCAGCTGGAGCCAGCGGGGTTCTGTCGCCTATTTTTAAGGTTGAATAGGCGACAGATCACCTCGTCGACGCAGCAGAAACTACTTCGTCTCCAGGCATTTGAAAGAAAAATACATGATCATGTATTTTATTTTTTTTATTTTTTTTATTTTTTAATTTGTTTAAAATTACTTAAAAGAATATTAATATTAATAATATAAATGGGATCACAAATATATTGTTGGGATTTTACTTTATCCTCGGATGAACTTAAGCATACTGAGATACTTAATACACTTCAAAACATTTCTAAAAAAGGTAAGTTTCAACTTGAAGAAGGTGAGCTTACAGGACACAAACATTATCAAGGTAGAATTTCTACAAAAAAAAAAT